CCCTTCTCACTTTCGAGAAAATTTTCAAAGAGGTGCTCTAGCACATTCTCTCAACATATAGTGAAAGAGGCGCTTTCATCGTTCTCTTCTTTTACCCTTTTGGTAAGAGAAAGAAGATATTATGAATCCCGCGCTTTCCTTGGTAGGAATTCTCTGTTTAAACGAAGTTTCACCTAAGGTACCAATCTTAGGGTCCCAAGAATTTACCTTTATCTACACTGTAGAGAAGTCAAGTTCTGGACAGAAATTATCGCACAGATAATAACCGCCAAAATATGATAAGAAGAGTCAGGACAATAAGTCTTGTCAAGCTGCGGCTCACGAGTAATTATACGTGGTTCACATAACCTGCAAAAGTTGCAGTTGCGTCCCACCAACGTACTCCAGGCATACCGGCTTTAGCCGCAAGAAGCACTAACCAGTTTTCAGTTGGTATCGTTCTTCTAGGAGCTTCGTTAAATTTAAAGCTCATCGCATAAGCGGTAGAGTCTTTATATAAATTAACGGCTTCTAAGATAGGCATACCATATTTGGCTGCTTTGTATAGCCGAGCTTCAAGGTCGTCTAAACGATCTTGTGGGTCGGTATCCCTTAACAGGATATCTTCAGCTATACTACGACGTTGCGCTAACATAACATTATTATTTTCGACTTTTGATAAGTCTAATAATGTAAAGGCAAATTCGTCTATCTTTGCATCATAAGTTGATACCACTTGTTTAGTGATAGCTAAAGCTTTTAAATAAGCGGTTTCACTCATATAAGGGATCAGCTCGTCTTTTGCGAGCTCAAGTCTTGTATCAAAATCTGATAACAAGGTCTCGAGAATCTCAAAAGATTCACCTTTCAGCATTTCCACTACGCTTCGCATAGTCTGATGCAGTGGTATAGAAGCCTTCTTAGGCTCTATAACATCCTCCTCATTATGAGGATCTATCAGTACACTAATTGCGTATTCTAGCGATTTGTTTTCCATTTTGGTTAACGATCCTAAAATAGCTAAAAGCGCATGATGTGCGCCAGCCCTAAGGGGTTTGGTCATATCGTGACTTCCACGGGCTAACACAGCTGCAATTGCAGTTTGTGATAGCTGGAATCGTCTAAGAGCTAATCGCAAGATTAGTCCAACTTTTCCGGGCAGTGAATCTCCTTTAAGGAATTCATTCCACGATAACCCTGAGACATCTTCACCGCTTAATGAAGTTCGCTTAGCAAACTCAAAAGCAGGAATAGTCGGGGCAGGTATGGATTTGGCAGGGTTTGCACCCACGCCTAAAAGATCAAGTATTTTACAATACTCGAGATATATATCTTTATCAAAGATAACGATATCATCTCCTAGGATCTCATATAAAACATACCATGACTCCTGTTTTCCTTTGCATCTATGAACTGCAAATTGTAGTATCATATGATGTGTTAAGGCTAACATAGCCCAGGAACTTAGAGCCCCCATTGGTTGCCCAACAGAGTATTTGTAGGTACCAGGTTTCAAATCAGGGTATTGATCCGTGATTTTAGAACTGTTTAACACATAATCTCTTTCTACTAACAGATTTCGCCAGGCATCACTTAATGCTTTAGAAAATAACGTCGTTAATACACTTTGTTGTAAAACAATAGGTAAACGATCGGTAGCTGAGCTTAGGTCAACTGACCAAGCACAACCACGACGCAACGCTTTCTCCATAGAACGCGATGCCGAAGCATCTTGATCCAAGGTTCCATCGTTAGGTAGAGCCCCTAATATTCGAAATAAATACGAATGTAGAGGTTTTAAGAATGACTGTGTCCAAACATCGACAATAGCGAAAACACGAAGTTTTCCGGCAGCTTCCTCTTTCAGAGAAAGTTGACCGCCTTTCAGATTTACATCTTGAGGGCTTGCAAATGTCCACGTTCTTTTATCAGGTAGGTAAGTTCTTCGAACTTGTGCTCCATTTTCTTCTGCGCAAAATGCCATATTCCCTTTTACTGGAATACGGGCCCCTTTTGTAAGTGCGTTAAATAGATACTCGGTATAATTATCGAGTTTTCTAAATAACACAAAAGATTTTGATGCTATAGCATATTGTTTAAATAAGTTATAGGTATCAGCATCTTGGACTATCCAACACAAATCGGATAGTACGGAAGACATGGCAATCCCAGCATTTGTACTGGCAGTTCTCGCTTTTACAAGATAAGAAGCAGATATTGAATTACTTTTTGGGATATTAAATTCCGAAAGTAATCTCTTCATTTCTTTCGAAATAAAGGTATCAAATTCACCAAGTATATCATCTGTCCCTGTATAAGGGTCAGTTATGGTATTTAACTTAGGCGAAAGAGGTCCTTCTATAATTCGATAAAGATTGAACAATGTCAACCAGAATCTTATAACACTAGCATTACCATTTCGTATAGATCTTCGATCTTGCGACTGGATAATGAACGGGAGTCCATTATGGAGTCTCGGAAGTGGCATAGAAGGTTCTGCGTCTCTTAAACTTTTATAAGGAGAACCAGCAAGGAAACGTTGTAATGCAACTGATGAAGCTTTCAGCCACTTAATAGTGTATGAAGTTCCATGGTGTTTATTTAATTTTAAAATAAACACTCCAAAGTTATGTATAGTTCTTACTCGTGAGGCCACTTTTACTCTATTAAATAATATCGAGGAAATTTTCCAAGAATATTTTAATAAAATAGATAAGAATCCTTTCGAATCCTTAAGCGAAAACATAGACTTAGGTGTATCAACTGATAATCTTTTCAGTGATTTTGGATTTATATTAAATATAAATTTATTTTTCATAAGAAAGTTATTTTGTTGGCTAAGACTACTGCGCTGTTCCTTTTCAGGGACGCCAGTTATCAAGGTGCCACCTCTGTAATTAGTTTGTTATAAGATAACTCACTAAGCATTACTGATAATCTCAGGTCATTATCGGAACCAGAAAAGGGTTTGACTTCTTCTTTCTAAAGAAGGAGGAGAACCAATCTTACG